ACTACGTCTTACGACATTAGCACCACCAAAACCTTTACTATTTGCTTTTGGTCCTTGTTTCTTTGGTGCTTTGCCTAATCCAGGATGCTCACCTTGATTTTTCTTTTTGGCATCGTTAGCCATATTAATGAATGGGTTCTTACTTTTCTTTTCTTCTGTCATTCTCGTACCTTTACTGATTTAAGATAATCTGTTATGTTTCCGTATAAACTAACCATCATAGCAATCTTACTATCATATAATCTTATATACGGTTTCTTGCTATCTTCTACTTTATTTACGCCTATATAGTAGGGGCATTTTAATTTTTTATTTAACTCTAACAAGTAGGTGTGCCATCCGCCGCCGTTATTAACGATTATCTTAAAGTCGTAATTATAATATTCTATTTTGGCATATCTAAATGATAAGTCACCAATCTCAGTTAATCGTAGTCCACCGTCAGGTCGTTGAATCATCCACCATTTTTTCATGGCTTCATCTAGTGTCCAAGTAGGACCGTCTATATCTAACTCTTTGATAATTTGTTGTGTGACTAATTCTTTATAAGATAGTTTAGTCATCTGGATAAACTCTTGTGCCGGTTGATAGAAACACGACACTAAATTTATCTGTTTTGAATTGGTTGTTTAATTTGCGACAAAGATTTCTGGCATGACCAGGATTACTGAAACTTGTCTTTTTATATTTAGGTACTGTATTGCTATCTAGGTAATGTGAACTTTTTAAATTGATAGGCTGGTCGTCATAGAAGACCGCCCATATTCCACTAGCCTCTACAATCTGGTCACATTTATAACTTGTTTTATCTACTATCTCTAATAGAACTTTTGGTTGTGTTCTTGACATTTACCAACGCTCCCCTCTCATAACCACTTGTATATTATTGTCTACTGTTTGCTCACGTTGGTCTAACATGATTTTCATAATATCATCACGTAATTGTTTTGCTTCCATTAACGGTAAAACAACTTGTACCGAGTTGCGTGTTTCTGCCAATGCAACTTTATCTATAAACTTCTTTACATTTATCATCAAGTATTTATGCTACTATTTAACTCATCCTCAGTATTAAAAGGTCCAATATACTCATATCTACACACAAAAATGTACTTTGGACAAAAAATATTGACAAATCCATTACCTTGATTGACCGAAAACCAACCTGCAGCATGATAACACTTACTTTTTGGTTCTTTAGTAAACAAATGCAATTTACGTTTTACATCATAAACACTATTATATACTTTACTTTTTCCAGTAGGATAACTTGAAAATGTAACTGCTACTGTATCTTGTGGTTTACGAAATTTCTCAAATGCAATCTTTTTAAATTTCTCAATTTGTTTAGTATTGTTATAATGTTCAATATTATTACCAATCTTTACATCAAAACCAGTGCCCTGACTCTCTACATTGCCTATCTTTTTATCACCATCTGTGATAACCCAATATTGATTTTTGATAATTGGCTTTGCTATTAAATTCATATTATACTTCCCATAATGTTTTCATATTGCACCATCGTGCTACTGGCTTTAACCAAAGTGGTAAACTAAGTACCAACATCCATACTATCTGAATATACTCTGTCTTTGTCCATTCAAAGACAAATATATTAAGTAAACCAATTATAGCATATATGACTGTGGTTGTCAACAGATATAATCCACTGTCCATTTTAATCTTCATCTTCTTCATCCTCTTCTTCCCAACCAAATTCATCTAGTATGAATTGTTTGTATTCTTCAGGGTCATCTTCTTCGGTTAATGTATCCTCATCAAAATATTCACCGTCCCAATCAGCAACACCTGCAAATGCAATACCTGGTTCAAAATATTTCAATACAAATGTACAATCAGTATTTTGTTCTCCCCAAGTTCTAAATGCTTGTACTGGTGGAGCCCATGCACTATCAAATGACATTGTAATTTCTGTACCATCTTCTGATATATCAAATTGAACATCACCAACTTCCCATTTAGTACCCCATTCATTAATTTGTTTATGATACCAATCGGGGTCATTCTCATCCATTGGAACTAAATGATTGAGTAGTTTATCTTTTTCACAAGCATCTTTCAATAATGAAATTTTTTCAATAGGTCCAGTTACTCTAACATTATTCATACACCAATTAGGCATTCGCAATCTCCTTAAGTTCTCTTACACGATAGGCAATGATTTCTCCTCCACCAATTGCCCTACCGCCATCAATCTTTTTATTCCACATATCGCACCTAGATTCTGCTTCCTCTAATGTATCACATAGATTATGTATTTCCCAACGTTCGGGTACTGTTTTGAATTTTAATAATCTATCAATGGCGTATTTCATAGTCGGTACTTCTTTAAATATTCTTTAGCAATACTCAAATCTTCACAATCATATTGTGGCTTACTAGGCGGGGGTTCAGGTATATCACTAAGACTATCTAATCCAAAATTATTAGTATAATGTTCTACAAGACTATCAATCAATGCGGCTAGCATACGCTCATCCAACATCTTTAGTCCATCAAGGTTAATTCTAATATCTTTATCCATATTACTCTCCTAGTTTTTCCCAAACAAAATCTGACTCTTTCATGTGTGCAACAGGCTTTAGCCAACCAAATTTAATACATTCATTAATAATTTCTTTATAATTTTGTGGACACCCTGAACTTATTTGAAAACCAGCACGTGCTGTCATTGTAAACCCGTCATGTGAGAAATAAAAGTCATTATCTCCACTTTTAATAGTTTTAATTTTATATCTAGGTTCTGTTGCATTAAACATTATATTACCTCAATACTTGTAGTAGTTAAATGAAAGACCAATAAACATAACAAAATTATATAAACAAAGTAGTCTACCCTATCTCGTCTTATTTGTCCTTTTTCCAAAACGTCACTTTGTTTCATTTTTTAAGTTCGTCCCACATCATTTTTTTAGCACGGGCATCTAGTTGTTTTTCTTCAAGTTCTAGCATTTCGTATGCCATAGCATCTATCCATTTAACTAATGCCTCTTTACCTTCATCGGTCAGGTGACTATAATCTCTACCTACACTACTATGGTAATAACAGTTTTTATCTTTGATAATCTCAAAGAGACCTGCATAAATTTGTTTATGTAGAATGTGATTCATGTAACGCACCCTTGTACGGACTATTAAGCCACTTAGCATAAGTTTCAGCATTTTGAGATATTTTTTCAAGTTCATACTTACCACAGAATTTCATTAAGTGAATACCTACTTGCGGTGTTGTTTCAATACGAACACCAGATTTAATAGCATTGTCAACATTTTCTTTAACCCAGTCGGGTTGTGCTGTAAGGTCAATCAATTGACGGTTGCGTTCATAATCATCTTTAACACGATGCTCAACATTGTCATGGTCAAGCCAGCGAGAAAGCATTACTGTATTCCATTTGTAGCCCTGTTGAGTACGGTCCTCGTATGCTTCCATCAAGCCAACTTTATTTTTAGTACCTTTTTCACGTATGCCCGGATATGCAGAAAAAATATTGTCAGAACTATCTCCCCTCATACACTTCAAAAAAAGTGCATATTGCGTATCACCTAGTAGTTTAGGCTCTTTAGTTTTCTTATCTATAATCAGTCTACCCTTATCATCAAAGTATCCCTCCGGAGTGATAAGTTGATTGGTAATTCCATTATATTGAGAAACTCGCTCTGTAATAAGTTGTGCAAAGTCTCCATCACTGCTGATGATGAAAATTTTATCATTAGGGTGAAGATGCACAAATCTTGCAATTAAATCGTCAGCCTCTGCTTGAGGTTCACGCAACACACTAACGTTTGTCTTCTCACGTAAAAAAATTACAAATTTTTCATACGTGTCCCAAAAAAGCTCAGACTCCACCTTCTCTGCCTCAGTCAATGCTTGGTTAGCAACTGCACGTTGTGCTTTATAAGGCTTGTATACATCTTTTCGGTACGATCTACCCTCCAGGCAGAAGACAACGTGGTCAATACCAAATTTACGTACAACTTGATTGACACTAGCAAGTGTCAAGTGTAGAGACATTCCCACTTTCTCCCAAGGATCACTATTACGTGATGCAATGTGCCGGGCCCGAAAGAAGGTGTTTGCAGTGTCGATAAGTGCGTAGTTCATCTAAATCCTGTGTATATATTTGAATAATATGCGTATATTATACACATATTATTCATTGTTGTCAAGTTAAACTTCTTCCAAATACTTATCAGGGAAGTTTTTAATTCCTTCCATAATGGACTTTCCATTGTATCGTGTAATGGGTAGAAACTTTTGTTTTAACCTTTTAATCTTTAGAGGATGACTTTTAATTCGGTCCTCAATTAGATCGGTCACGTACTCGGTGTCTATATGAGTAAATTTTGGATCCACGTATTCACTCGCTTTGTGACTTTTGTGTGGGTTCTCTAAAAATGGAAATAACTGATGATTAAGGTTACTTTCACAGTTTTTAACATGTTCATCATAACCATCGACCGCTTGGTAATAAGCCATCATTGTTGCATCATTGTTACCTTTAGTATAAGAAGTAATACGTGTTTGTATATTACTAGTTATACCCGGTTTGATTTTGCCGTATACTTTAACAACATACAAACCCTGTGTCATTTAAACAACTCCTTTTTAGCAGAGTCTAATTGATTGAACATCTCTGTTCTATTTTCACGATAGCGAGTAATCAAACTATTAGGTACATATTGATATGTCCCTCCTGCCTTTTTGTAAAGTTGCATCAATAATACTAATGACGCATCGGCCGGACATCCCTTTGCATCATCCTTATGTGCTTTTTTATAGTATGCAGGATAAAGTTTCTGAGTAAGATTCTTAAACTCAGGCCAACCACCAGCAACTTCCTTAACCAATGCATTCAAATCACGCATAAACTCTTTGAACTCAGTAGCAGTAAAATCTGCACCTTCTTTAATAAGTTTCTTACGCAATTCCTGAAACGGTAGCATTTCAATAGAATCTAGTGGTTCTTGAGGCCAGTAAGTATTATGATTCTCACCAAAGAATTTAATATCTTCTACTTCTAATTTTTTAATCAAGTTAGCATGAACAACTGAACCTGGCTTAAAGCGTTCAACACTCTCAGGATGAACTGGAATCAAATTAAATTCTTCAAATGCTTGTTGCTTGCGAGTAGCCATTACATATTTTTCTTGATTACTATTATCCAAGCGGTTACCAAACACATGAATTTTATGAATATCAAAAGGAAGAATAGGTAGTTTATCAGCACCATTGATACCTAAAAAGTGTTCACGTGCAAAACTGAAGTCACTTGTTTCTACTACTTGGCAGTTAACAAGAATTTCTTCCCATTTTGTTTTATCAGTATCATCAAATAAACCAAGCATTGCTCTGATTGCAATGGCCATTACAGTATGTTGACCATCAGTAATATAGTATGTATTTGTACCGGGTAAACGAATGACGTTTACTGTTGCTGGTCTGCGAGAATCCCAAGTAACAACGATTCGTACTAGATGGTCCCAATCAATCTTGCGTTGAACTGCAAGAGCGGTGAACAAATATATAATTGGAATTCGTTCGAGTTTGGGCATTTGGTTGTATTTTTGAGGCTTACCCTTGCACTCATTTTTATATACATCGGACTTTAGATAGTCCTTGAGTTCCTTATATGCTTCACTACTCTTAAAATCTTTTACAAGATTAGCAATGCTGTTTTGCTCAATGTAACCCGGTTTCTGATCCAATTCATTTTTTGGAAGATCCTTTTCGGTTACTGATTTTGAGTTAGGTACCCATGTGAATTTAAACTTCTTAGACTGTGACATTGTTTTCTCCTTTGTGTTAATGTCTGTGCAGTAATCTTATTCTCTGCACAAATGTATTATAACTCAAAAAATGTAAAAAACAACTAAAAAGGGTAAAATTAACTTACTTCTGTACGTCCATTGCCCAAATCACGTGTTCTAATTGGTCTAACGTCACGATTATCCGGATCAGCCTGCACCTGCTCATAGACTTCTAGCGCAATATTGCGACAGACTACTTGAAAATAACGGTCGACTATAATGTCATCGGTATCAGTATCTTTTTGTTTATACCCGGCTTTTATCAAATTAATAATAAACTTATCATTCCAATCAAATTCAAAACTACCATTGTGTATATCATTAGGGTCGATATCTACTTTAGTTATTGCGATATAAGGCTCACCTGCTAGTGTTGCTTTTTCTTTTTCAGAAAGGACCTTTTCAACCTTAGGCTCTTTTGGTTTACGTGGTTTCTTTATTTTAGGTTCAGCCTTTACTGGTTCTTGTATTGGTTCTGGCTTCTTAAAAATACTTTTAATCTTATCAAACATAGTATACTATTTACTGAAAACGTAAATACCTTCAAATTTTTCTCTACCTTCATTACGAAAGTTACCAACACCTGGTCTAGTGTTTAGCATCATTTTAATTGTCTTACGATATTTGAATCCTAGACTTTCAGCAGTACTTATCCATTTATCAACTACAAAGAACTCGCCACCTATACCCTTATAATCAGCAATGTTAGTAGCAAACAATCCATCACTATTCAATCCATTATATATATTACGCATAGTTGGAACTACATAACCATCGAACCATTCATCTAATGTAGTATAACGATTCATACATTGTGTTGGTTCATCGCAATACTTTTCTAAGTTAAAGTAGGGCGGACTACTAAATGCTAAATCAATGTTTTCTGGTTGATAGTCTTCACTAACTGTATTGTATAACTCTACATCATTGTCACAAAAAGTCTTTAGATAATTAAGATACTTAAATGTTTCTGTATTTGGGTCAATACCAATATATGTATAACGCATGTTGCTAAGACTTGTACCAAGCATACGTCCACCATACCCTGAACTATAATCATATACTCGACCAAACATAACAGGACATAAATGTTCTGCTATGGCTCTTGCATGTTGTGACTTAAAGTTTTGTATGTTCTCACCAGTCACTAATTCTAATGCTCTACGTATTGCAGTTGGGTATACAAGTTTGTCACCTGACCTATGCTCAAAGCAAATACGAATGGCTCTGTCTAGTTTAACGTCATTTAAGAACCTATCTCGTAAACTATTACCAGTACGATTTTTTGGTAATGCAGTTAACATATTAGGGAACAAAAATCTATTGATAGTTTGTCCACCGTTATTACCTAGAGGCAATACATCTTTTTCAACACTATTATAATTCTTAACTTTTAATTCATCTACCTCATCACATAAGCCCTGCTCAGTATAGTAATACATTGGAACAAGATTAACACTACGATATAGTTCTAGTATTTGTTTACGTATATTCTCTGGATCACTCTCGTATACTTCTTTAGTAAACTTATCAAACTCAAGGTATAGGCTTTCATAACCAGTAAACTTGCCACCGTTTATATGTTCAGGCTTGATACCCCAAATTTGATATAGTTCATCAATCACTTACAGTATTTCTCATAGAAGTCAATGCTAGCCAAGTTCTTAGCCTTACTCTCGCACATGATGTCAAAGTTCTCATTGAAACTAGCCGCCCACTCGTTAACTGCATGATTCCAATAGTAGTCACTATGGGCACGTAACTTTTGTTTGTTATGACCTTCAGTCAATAGTTGTGCATGATCGGGTCTAGTTTGTGTATCATGACCAATTAAGATGTCCTCACGACTAACGCTATAGTGGAGAGTAGGACGCATTCCGCGCCAACTATCAATAACACGAAGGACATTATCGTCCATGGGGTCGATGTAAACTCCCGATTTGATCCAATGATGATGTATGTCCAGAACAATAGGCACCAAATCGGAAAGCTCCAAGCAAGTATCCAATCCATGACTCATCTCCTCGTTCTCGATAGTAATACAATTTCTTGCCTCTGTTGAGAGTTTGGGATAGGCTTTACGAATACCCTCAGGACCCTGTCGTCCACTGATATGTACATTGATTTTACAATCTTGAAACGTCTTACCGTAGCCCATAAATCTAGCCATATCTGCATGATACTCAAACTCCCTAATACTATTAATCACTACTTCTTCACGGTCACTAGCAAGAACCACAAACTGGTCAGGATGAAAACTAACACGTATATCATTTTGTCGTGCGGTCTCTCCTAATGGTGCAAACCATTTAGCCAACATGTCTTGTACTTCATTTGATTTCCAGAAGTAAAGATAATCGGGGTGTGTATAGAAACTAAGCATGTCACTAGTAAGTCGCAACATACGTAGTTCTGGTGGCAATGTAGCAACTTTCTTAATCAATGCATGTGTATTAAGAATATTCTTCTTAGCCACATCAATGATTTTTTCCTCAACTACTTGTTTGTTATTACGCCTAGCCCATGCCATTGTAGTGCCACCAGTGTTAAGACCTTCAGCACTAACAATTTCACCTTTTTTATTAATCTCTGCCCATTTGCAAGCAAAGCCGACACGTTTAGTCATAAAGTATTACCATAATAGTTAGTCATGTCACAGTATAGCATGGTCATGATTATTTGTCAATCTTTAACAAGTCCTTAATATCATATAAGTTTTTCATATATGGGCTAACATTTTCTAATACACTAACCGGAATATCACCTTGTCTACGAGGTCCATATGTAATATCAATGTCAAGGTTATTGACTAACTCAAATAGGTTGACCATTTCTTTGACTGTGTATCCTACCCCGTGACCCAAACATTCAATATTATTGCTAGATTTTTCTATTGCGGTACGTAGTGCATCACATATCTCATTAACATGAACATAATCACGTACACAAGTACCATCCCAACTCTCAGTATAATCATTACCAAAGATTTTAAATTTACCTGTATCTTTAGATTGCATTAGGTTATACATTAATCCATCTGGGTTAGTAGGTTTGAATCCATCACTACCGATTACATTATAGAATCTAAAGATAGTATATGGTATATTTCTATACGTACACATTTCTTTGATACAATCTTCAGCCGCTTTCTTACTTGTACCATAAGCACTTTCACATTTCTCGGCAGCACCTGTACTCGCAAATATAAAATTCTCTGTGTCTACCCAAGTCAATAAATTAAGTGAACCAATGAAGTTAGTTAGATAATAGTTTGTGGGTGTTTGTTGGCTTTCACCCACATTTACTACTGCGGCTAAATGTATAACTGCATCAAAGTGTTCTTTCTTTATTGTAATAGAATCTTTTATGTCACGGTAAAAATGTCTACTTACCTTTACTTGTGGATCTTTTATATCTAAACCTACAATCTCATATTCATCACCCAACATCTTACAAAGATGTGATCCTATATAACCACTGTTGCCTGTTATTAATATTTTTTTCATACTAGTTCAAACAGCCCCAATCCACTAACTTCTTCAATTGGTTCAAAAGTAGGGTCTTTTGTTAAATAAGTATCATTGTCAGTATATATAATACGATACTTATGTTTATTTGTTAACACACTTCTAGTATCATCAATACAAATAATGCTACGACCTAATACTTCAATGAATTCTCTATACTTTACTGTACTGAATTCTAAAATTTTAGCAGTACTACTGTTTGATTGTTTTGGTTTATAGTCATTGAAGCACTCATTCCATTTATGAAATACTTGGTCTTCTATTCTCTTAAATTCTTTTAGTGCATTTCCATTACCATACCAATCTTTTGCAGTCGCAAATCTTTCATATGCCTCACTAACCTCTCTTACCATTTCTTTTTTAGTCGTTTCAAAGAAACAGAAACTATCAAAGTTTTTAGTCCAACGTTGATCCTTTAAACAGAATGTAGGTAATTGTATAATCTGTTCATAGAATGCCATTCCATAACTCTCTACTATACTAGGATTAAATGCAACTCTTGCTGAGGTCATGAATTCAACTTTCTCTTGACCAGTGATACCTACACGAATTTCATAAGGTACACCAATCTTCTTTAGTCGTTCTTCAAACTTTTTGGCACTATTTGCACTGGTCATTACTTTAGCTGGTAATTTAGTTTGTTCAATTAATTCTAAAAACAGTTCAGGATTCTTGCCTTCTTCCCAACGACCAACAAACAAGATACCTTCACGGGGATTATGATGTTCTTCTAACAAACCCCTTTCTGTAATAGGAATAGGAAGATGGTATACAGTATCACTAATATTAAGTTGGTTAAATTTACTTTGAGTACCTACATAAATCCCATCAGTTTCTAATTGTTGTCGCATCAATACATTTGTATTGTATAGAAATGGATTCTTTGTATCTTTGAAAATCTGACTCTCTAAATGTGTGTATGCAATTATTTGAATACAATCTTCTAGACCCATTGTGCTTGCTACTTGAATAGTCTCATATGTGTTACAAACAAACGCATCGTATAGGTTGTGTTCTAATGCCTCAACAATCGCATTGCGAAAGTTAGCCATACGCTCATAACAAAATGTATCCCCATACATAAAGATATTTGAATGCAAAGTATATGGTAATATTTCTCTTGGATAAATTATATTTGCTTTTAATGATTTAATAAAGTCATTATCTTTGGGTTCTTTATCTGTAATAATGTCAACTTTGACATTATGGCTATCCATCAACTCACAAAAACTTTTAGCGAATTGACCAATACCACCGTGTGGTATTAATGTTTGATAACTTACTAAGAAGCCAATTCGTTTGTCATATGTTCTCATTTTTTCAGTAACCAAATTAAATGTTCGTGTTTATCATGCCAACGATGGTCTATGATTGAATCTCCAGGACCTGTCAACACACTAGTTCCACGATATGCATACTGTAACCATAACTTTTTACCTGTTATATAACATTGTGTTGGCCACAAAACTAATTTAAGTTCCCAACCAACACAACGGCGATAGAATGAATCTTCCATTTGTACTCCTGGCTCATAACTTGTTCCCATCATTAAGTTCCCCATTCATTTTTGAAGAGGGGCACTTGTAATCTGTCTGAGTATCGCCATCCTTTTCGCATTGCGTGTTCTGCCACATTCCTATTATTAAGAGTGTACACCCGTTCAACACCACCAACAGGCATAAGATAAACAGGACCTTTAAAGCCTGCTTGACGATAAGCACCCACTGCACATTCTGCATCATTTACATCCTGTTCTGTAGCAACTACAAATTTTAAATATGCATATCCAACTTGTTCATAGTCACAAACAATTTCTGGCTTAATAGCATCTTCCCAACTCTCACCACTACATGGAAGTTTAGCACTTACACTAAATGTAATTTCTCTATTCTTCCATCGTGACCAATCAATCAAATACTTTTTGAATTCATCAGATAATTCTTGAGTACCATTTGTTTCAAATGTAATTTCTTTTAATCCTGACATTTTAGGATGTTCTAGTAAGTCTGGATAAGCACGTTGCCAACCTAATAAAGGTTCACCACCTGTGATTACAAGATGTTCGTCCTGCCAAGTCTTGTGCGGTAGCATATCCATAATTGCGTCAGCAATGCTATCAGTAGACAACAGAGGAGACAAATGCTTAAAGCGAGGATCCCAACTGGCATAACTATCACAACCTGTACTAACCAAAGGAAGGGATTTGTATTCCTTGTACTGAGTAGGGTCAACATTGTCTGCTTCATTACTTAATTCTCCTCTAGGCATGCCAAAGCCGGCACATTTAAAGTTACAACCGAATGTACGAAGGAACACACTAGGTACTCCCATATGGCGGCCCTCGCCCTGAATACTATAAAAAAGTTCTGCTATTTTAATTTTACTCATCTTGTTCTAACCAACTTGTTACTTGATCCTCTGCATCTAATTGACTTAATGCATATACGGTGAATGTTGCTACACCATTACGACATCTAATGTTAAACGGGGCAGTACCAATTGGTAACCAACCATGTTCTACTTCTCTTTTTACTTCGTAGAAACTCATTTCATTAGATTTTATTCTACCGAATAAATCATCGGCTATTTCTTTTGCAGTTTTCATTATTAATCCTTACCAATGTCTTATCACTCCTGCTATAATAAAAAAGTTTGTGATAACATATATTAACACAATGCAGGTACGAATGCAAGCAATACGGTCTGCCTCACTATCCGTATTGCCTGCTTTTTCACCTAGAGATTTTGCCCAAAGTCTCCAGTATTGTTTAGCCTTCGTAAATGGCACTATTCGCCCCATGCTCTGCACATTCTACACGAACACAATAACAACGATTGTTAGTATTAGCCCTAATCAAATTATCAGCAAATTCAAAGGCATGTTCTGCAAATTTCTCTGCACCAACACCATCAAAGATTCTAATCTCAGCTAAACCTAATTCTTGTAATTCTTGGAACTTAGATAGATATGGATCTTGCATATCTAAAGCCAATTTATGGTCAAATTTATCTTCTAACCAGGCTCTAAGAGGTTTTAGTCCACCAAAGTCTACTGCCCAGTTTTTGTTGTCTAACGTATCACACCCAAATGTAAATGTAAATGCTAGACTGTAACCATGTAATAAATGACAATGACTATGGTCTGCATTAGGTTGTCTGAATACGGCACTTAGCCCAATATTGTGTCCGTAGTGTTTTGTTGAATAATATTTTGCCATGCTTTTCTCCTATGTTAATTATAGCATAGGACGCAGAATTTGTATACCGGGATGAGCCCACAAAGACCGGTTATTCTTATTTACCTTTTTTATTTTCTGCTTCGTATACACGTTTACGTAAACTAGTACTACTAAAACTATGGTCACGTCCATTGAATACAATTTTAATACCACGTCTATAACATGCATCATCACCCGTAAACTGTTTACCTTCATATTCAACACCCAATATACGAACATTGAGTGGCAATATTAATAACAAGTCAATTAAGTCTTGTTCAGTTTGGTATACCACAACTTCATCTACATAACGGCATGCGCTTAATTGTATTTGTCGTTCTACAATACTTTGAATGGGTTTGTTCTTAGTATCAGGTCTGTCAAGTGTAGGATCAGTTTGTAATCCAGCAATTAAATAATCACAATGATTCTTTGCCTCACTAAGCATTGCAATATGCCCAGCATGTAACATATCAAAGGTAGAAAAGGTAATTCCAATTCGTTTCCCCTCTTCGTTTAGTTTTTTAATTTTATTAAATATCATTTTAATATCTTCCTGATGCAAGCACTATCTTGCAAATATGTTCTAAACGTTCAATGTGTTCATAAGCACGCCATGGACTTGTATCAATCGCAACAACACCATGTCCTTTAATACCTACAATATCATATTGAATAAAACCAGTATCATCTAATTTTAAATTTGTATGACATTGGTCTGCTAGTTCTTGACTAATAGGAGGAACATCTCCTACATTGGGTGCTACTTTTGTGTAACGATTAAGTTCTGGGAAACTATTACTAATAGTACTAAGGTCGATGCCGGCATGCATAGCCGCAATACAATATGTAGGATGTACATGTACTACTACTCTAACATCATCACTATGTTGACCCATCTTTTTTTGCAAACCAAAATGCAGAGGTATCTCTCCACTAGGTTTTAAGTTAGAACTAATGTCGGTATAGACTTCTTCTTGCCAATGTAGACTACTTACAATCTTAATCTTTTTGAACTGATCTGGTTGTAATGTTTGTTTGCGTACACCACTAGGAGTAATATAAAAATGGTCACGGTCGTGATGACGAATACTTACATTACCATCACGACTTGTGATCCAATTACGCTTGTATGCATCTTCTAATACTTCACAAATTGTTTCTAACATTTAGGATCCATAAAAATGATATTGTTTATTTTCTTGTTGCTCTTTCGTCATAGATGGATCATTCCATATATCACGATTATTCCATTGTTTGACAAGAGCAATTCTTTGTTCTTCAGTAAGTTCATCACAGCGACTACTCCGATCTGGCATGCGTAGATAATCTACAGAACCTTTTCTAGGCAAGTAGGCATGTTCTACCGACCTAAACACTGCCCAAGTGGCAAATACCATGCTGACGATAGCAATGTGACCCAGCATGTTGTAACCAATTGTGAGTAGTTCACCAATATATAATCCAAATGCTAGACACCAGAAACAACTCAACAGAATACTTGCAAAGTATTTGATATGAGCCGGTGCATGACGTAAGGGATTGATGTTGGGATTCAACAAGTCTCGACCGGCCTTGAACAAAATATAGATAAATTTTAGCACACTGAACATTGATTATTCTCCAAGAAGTTTAACTTGATGACCATCATGCAAGATAATCCAATTATTTTTATATAGTATAGGTAAAAATGAAAGTAACATACCTACCATGCAAAATACTATCGCTATAATTAATTCTCTTTTCATCATTCAACTCCAAAATGTTCTTTAATCTGTTTTACTTTACTATCTAACAATTCAAGTCCTTCTACATCACCCAAATACCCTTGAGCAAATGCTTCGTGATGTTGTGTGGGCTTTACAATGTTAATACATTCCTGGATAATCAACTCTGCGAACTTTTCTACCTTGAATGTTCTATCAACCATAAACTCTTTATTGTTATATACTTGATTCCAAGCACCGCATTTTACTGCAAGCTCTCTAATACGTTCGTTCATTTGCAACCCTGCCTTGCAATTTGATAGAATTCAGCACGTGCGGCTGAATCAGTTTTAAACCCACCACCTAGTCGTGTGGTTACAGTTGAGCTGCCTGTATCTTCGACACCACGACTCTTAACACAATAGTGTTGGGCGTCAATCATAACTGCGACATCCTCTGTCTCTAAGATGAACTGTAAGGTGTGAAATACTTGTTCAGTTAGCCGTTCCTGAATTTGAGGACGCTTGCTGAAATATTCTACAATCCTGTTAATCTTACTAAGCCCTAAGACTTTATCTTTCGGGACATAAGCCACTGTCGCTAATCCATCTATGACCACAAAGTGATGTTCACAGTTAGATTGAACACTTACGTTACGCTCACATACCATTTCATTGTACTTCATCTTATTATCGACTGTGGTACATTTTGGAAATGCCTCGTAATCTAAACCCCACATTGTTTCTCCGACCATCATTTTTGCAACACGTTTCGGGGTATCAATCAAACTATCATCAGAAAGGTCGAGACCCAATGCCTTCATAATGTCAGTAAACTTTGCTTCAATGATTTCAATCTTATCAGTTCTACTCAATCCGTTAGGAATAGTAGGAGTCTCAACACCCATCTTAACTAGATAATCGTGTACCTTTAGTCCTAGTTCGGGATCTGCTTTAGTTTTGTTAAATGACATGTTTATTTTTCCTTATATGTTGTGTAAAATTACCCAAATCCCACTCTCTTTTACAGCAAGTGCAACTTATTTTCTTACCTTGAAGATGAGGTCCTGTTCCTCGTATTTTAGCACTTTTACTATAGTTTTGTCTAGCCAATTTGGATCTTTTTTTACCCGTATTGGCTATTGAAATTTTAGATTTAGTATTGTTATCATGCAGTATACCTTTCCTAAAACTATTCCCCTTCATTTTTTCTGAATGGGCTAGTCTACCTGCATCATTTTCTTTAGTCTTACCTAAATTTCTCTGACGTAGTTTTTCTTTACGCTCAGCCTTACGTTCAGGTGAGTAGTTTCTAATAGTTTCTAATCTTTTGATTTGCGCTTCTGGTCCTAAATCTCCACCGTATCCGCCTTTAGCAACATTGTAGCCATGTTGTGTTATATGAGTTCTTAATCGTTGAATGGTAGATTCTTCTAACAAAGATATATGACTCCTATCTTCATTTTCTTCAAGTAACTGAACTTTAAATGCATCATACCCATATTTTGCTATAGCAAAATGTAGTGGATATCCGGGCTTTTTAGCATTTGATTTGTGAATATTCCAGCGTTCTTCCACTGAAAGTTTAGTGATACCTATATACGATTTTCCGTTCATCGTATTGGTTATTTGATAAAGTTTATACATATGTTCCTTTCAAAGCATCTATCGTTAATGCTCAACGAGACCGAAGTCTAATTTGTTGCCTCTATGCAACATATGTATTTATCATTCCTCTTTAATATTAAAAATATTTGCAGTTGTTGATGGACCAAAAGGCCATGCCGCAGTAGGGTTTAATGGTGGAAGTTCTTTTAATTCAATATTCTCTTTAATCATTGTACCATAATCATCAGTATAGTCTACTTGAAATGGTTTGGCAATCATAACATACTCGTCTTCAAACTGCCAATCATGATTACCTTCATATAACCAGGCAGCACCGCCTCGTTCATATTCATCGTCTTCATCACCGTCAAAATAGCAAGTCTTAATACGTTCTTGTTCTTCTTCGGTAATATCATCACTAAATTCCCAATCAACATTGATGCTATCATCAAACTCACTACCCCAGCCTATATCAGTTTTGCAATAAGCAATGGGTGTATCTTTATAGGGTAGGTCTGATTCTTCTTCTACAAACCCTTGCCCCCAACGATAAAGTTCTTCCATATTAAACCAACTAGTAGTGCCGTCTGGATTGTTACGGTACATTTCTACTCGCCAGTATACACTTTTCTTTTCTAATGGTTTAATACAATATACATTTGTCATTTATTCTTCCTTCCAAGTAGCCATATGTTGACTACGATTAAAACTCTGCACTTTCATGTTTAATTTATCAAACATAAAATTTAAACTTTTTGTTGAGTGCATACAAACATGTCCATTGCGAGGACTTAAGTACCAGTGTTCTGATCCGATTTTTCCTATAATGTCATTCATAACTGTACTAAAAACGATTTTTCCTACTTTTGGTTTTACTAAACTAACCATTTCTTTGATTGTTTCCCAAGGAGTTGGAGTATGTTCAAGAACTTCAAATGCTGTTACAACATCAAACGTTGTATCTTTTGGGAGTGCAGATTTATTTTTCCACATAGGATCCCATCCTATAGCATTATACCCATGTACTTGTAATTCTTTACTAAACAAATTATTTCCTGCACCGTAATCTAGTATTGTGATAGACTTATTACCTCGCAACTTAGGTAAAAACCAAGTAACAGAATCTCTAGGTCTTTTCCACATATATTCGGGATCTACTTTAACATATTCTTCATTATATATATGTTTAGTATAATCATCCACTGTCCATATATCTAAATCAGTTGTAAAAATAAATTCACAATTGCTACATTTATGGTAGTAAATAGGATAACCAACTAGAGGGAAAACCTGAAGTCCTTTTTCTTCTTCACAATTGCGATTAAAATCTTTAACACCTAGTATAGAAGTACCCTCGTCACAAATTTTGCAACGTAGGTCTTTATATGGATTTGATATATCAATATTCATTAAGCAGATTTGGCTTCCTTACGTGCGGCCTTTTCAGCGGTAATTTCATTACGGCGTGCCTTGATTGACTTAGCCATTTCTGCTAATGCTTTGCGGGCACGTGTACCTGCAGCTGCATTACCTTTGTTGAACTTTTCATTCTCCATTAGGTATTCGTCAAAGTGTGTTTTAATATCTTCATGTGCGCTCATTTTTTTTCTCCTTTAAATTTGCGTTTACTCTACAAAGTCTACAACATTACCATTTTCATCTGCAATGATAATACGTGAATAGCCTTTGTCATTTGTGATTTGTATTGGTCCCCAAATCCACCATTCAGTTTCATCTTGATACCAACCCTCATCTTCACGTTCTTCTAATTCATATGGACTGTTTTCTTCTAGGAAATCTTCAATCTCTGCTTGTTGTTCTTCATCAAGCCCAGTAACATCAACATCGTACCAACAACCACCGTCATCCATGCTATCAAGTTCAACACTTTCGATGTTGTTGATTTCACAGTCTAACATATTGATGCTGTCTTTACTACCGTCACCATTTGGTACTTCAGTAAATTCAAACTCTGGAGGATTGTCATCATTTGTTTCTACAGTCCATGTACCCCAACGAAAGCCGTTAGTAACTACAACTTTACCTTCACCGTCTTCTTGTAGATATGTTTCAACTTCTTGTACATTCTTTTTATGATAAGTGCTTACAGTCCACGTTGCCATGTTATTTCCTTTGTCTTTCTTGGATTAGTTGTTGCTTGGTATATGATAAATCTCTTTTTAAACTATCAGATAAATTTCTATAATAAGTTAAATCCTTACGTAGTTCTTCATCTAATTCTTCATAGGTTTTTTGTTCAAGGTATTCTTTACGATTAAGCATAAATGCAACCCCAATACAAAAACCTATAGTTAAAAAAAGCAATTCGTTATACATTAATATTTGTACTCTCTTGTGTGTTTACGATAGTCGGTACTCATACGCAACCATTGTTCACCTTTACCTTCAAGTATATCACAGATTCTATCAATTGTACCATTTGTCCAATCGCTGATATTACCTTGTTTACTATTCGGTTGATGTAACATATTATATAACTTAATTGCCGCATCTTCAACAGACCAGGGCAAATACATTCTGCTTGCATCATTGCTTAGTGTTTCTGGGAAACTACGATAAGCCGGATAACAAACATTACAACCCAACGCATCTGCCTCACTGATTGTATTGCTTACCCAATCTTGTAAAGCACAGTTGAATAGAATACGACTATCATTTAAAATTTCATAGTACTTGTTCTTATCCAAATCTTCGTAGATTGATAGTTTACCTTCACTACGCATCTTATATGTGCGCTCCATATAACTACTATTGTTGCTACGTAACGGTGCACCACTTAATATTGCAA